TATTAGGGGGCAGCATACTTTGATCTGTAAAGTTAGTAAGTGCAGGTGCCACAGTTTGTCCTGGTAAACCTTTTAAAGCAGAAAAATTTTGTCCTAATTGAGAATAAGGAATTGTTCCTGGAACCATTGAACCTAAAGTATAACCACCGTAAGCACCTGAGATTCCACCGAGTATTCTTCCAAGTCCCGATGCTCCTGCTTCTTTTGCTCCTCTATATCCTTGATAACCCCCGTAAGCTGCTAGTGCGTAGGGTAAAAGTTGTATCATTTATTTAATTCTCCTAATTAAGATCTTAAGTATAGAATAATACCATTTTAGTCGGCTAGTTTCAACTCGTCTCTAAAACATCCTTCGTATTGATGTTCGCCTACATGAATGATTGGGTCATTAACATATACATAGCACGTACCCCCAATATCTTTCCAAAGCTTACAAAAAGAAAAATCTTCACCTAAATAAGTCTTAGTTTCAGGGTCATGGATACAATCAAAAAAGTTCCATAAATGAGGTCTATCTATATACTCACCATTTATTACCGTCTTTTGAACTATGTTTTTATCTGGATACTTTTCTATCATTTTGTCAAAAACTGTTCTTTTAATCAACATACATCCTGTAGGACTATGTGTAACTTCCATAACACCACTATCTAAAGTTATGTTATTAGCATTCTCTACCTTCATTGGATAAGTATTTAACCATCTATGAATATCTCCAGGACCTTTAACTTCACCATCATTCCATTTTTTATAAAGTTTATCCCACATCATTGTTTTAAGAGGATAAGGAATAGATATTATTTCTTTGTCTAAATCTAACATTTTTATAATAGATGATGCTCTAAAATATATATCTGAGTCTACAAATAACATATGAGTACAGTTAGATTCTAAAAATGCTGAAACACATAAGTTTCTTCCTTGTGTGACTAAAGAAGATTTTAATAAAGTAAATGTAATTCTTATACCTTTTTTAATACATAGTTGTTGTAATTCTAAAAGAGCCTGTGTGTAATGTATAGTCACATCACTATGACAAGGAGTGCAAATCATAATGTTGTAAGGTGATTTAACTGTTTTCTTTTTTTGTCCGGTGTCCGGTTTCCACATAGGAAGAGTAGCTTTTTCGTATGGCGTTACCTCAACTTCTTTCAGTGTTTGATAAGTGTCTTCATTTACTGTTTCTTTCATTCAAAGCTCCTTTCAAAAAGTTTGTCCACTCCATACCCTTTTTTTTCCAGTTGTAAAATCTTTTATAAAAGTCTTGTTGATTCTGTAAGTGTTCTTGCATAAATTCTTCATGAAGATAATCTGCTGCAACATTAATAGCTGCTGCAGTGTCTTGTGCCATTTGTTCATAATTTTTTGAATAATTTATATATACAGGCCACTCCGCACAAGTTTCATACAAAGCTCCAAAGTTATTAGTAATAACATGTACGCCAGAGGCTAAAGCTTCTAAAGCTGATGCACAAGATGTTTCTTCAAATATTGAAGGGTAAACAAACATATCATAATTAGGCATCATTTCTTTTATGTATTCATGAGGCTTGTAGCCAATATAATTCACGTTCGGTAATTTATCAGCCTGTTCATATAGTCCTTCAAAATCTTTTTCAGTGTTATCAGAAAATTCAGATCCGTATACTTTACAAGAGCTGTACACATCTAATTTAATATTAGGGTTTTCAACATCTTGCATAGCACGTAATAAAACATTTAAACCTCTCCAAGGAGTACAGTGATGCACTAACTTAATAGGTGTTCCTCTTTTATATATTTTTCTTACAGGAAATGTTTCAATACCATTTTTAATAACTATAGATTTTTCAGTAGGTATATCAAAAGCATATCTAAATTTTTCATAGTTCCAGTGACTGTTAAATACATACCAATCATATTCGTCATGTCTTTTTTTATTAGTAAAAAATTCTTGAAGATTAGGTTGATCCCAAGAGTTCTTTTGCCAAAGAATATTTAATTTGTTTGGATCTATTGGAACTTTACCAGGAATAGATGTACATATCTGTACTTGATCTAACAACTCTTTTGAAACATGCTTGTAAAGCATTTCCATTTGTAGCTCAGTAGCTCCTCTAGGTTCCATTATTTTTTTGTTTGAGCACCCATAGAAACTCTAGTAACTTTTATTTCGAGGTCCTGTCTAAAATCATCATTAGTAGTATCAGTATTGGGATCAGCAACATCAGCATCAAAATCAGCTTTACTAGCATATACTTTACCTGTTCTTTTATGTTTAATAATTTCTTTTGCAGTTGCTGGTATTGTAGGTAAATCACTCATATCTGCATACTACATTTTCTATGAAATAAATCAATCTTAAAAATAATTAAAATTTATATTTACCCTAACCTGTTCATTAGTGCAAGATGTACTACAATGTGGCTTTGATGGGTCAAATAATACAATTTGATTCTCCTCTGATTTTACAAATTTATCCTCTATCCAAGTCCCACCATCACAGGTATTTAAGGAGAGTATTGCTCCTTTATGCTCAAAGTGAAAATCACGATGCATATTATGTTTTATAATTTCTTCGGTTCTTGTGTACATATTAACTTTTATTCTAAGCAAAGATTTTATTTCAAGTTTATTAATAATAGGACCCACTAAAGAAAAAGCATCACTTGTTGGTATAAAATCTTCATAGATCATATGATGAAAATAAAAATCTGTAAGTTTTTTTTCATCTTCTTTGTAGGCTACTGTATTATTAAAAAAAAATGGAAAGTTATTTTGTTTGCCTAAGATCTTATCTTTTAAACCATTAAAATAATTTTTGTCTAAATAATTTTTAATTACTTGCATACAGTAAATATTATTTAACCTTTACCTTGGCCCTTGTATCTTCGAGTACGCTTCTGTCTCTTCTCATTCTTATTTAAAGATTTCTTATGTTTTCTAGGTCCACGTTTCTTAGGTTTATCTCTTACAACAAAGTCTTTAAATTTTCTAGCCATTTTCCTGTGATCGGTCTATTAGAGCGTAAGATATTAAACCTTGTATCTCATCTGCAGTACCAGCTGTCATCTTTATTACATCACTTGCTTCAAGCACTAATGTATGGTTTATTATATCTTTAGTAGCAGCTCCAGTTATGGCTTCATTAAAAATCCTAAAAGTTGCACTAGCTGAAGTATCAGTTACTTGTACATTTAAATTAACTGCACTTCCAGAACCATTATTAATTTGTATTTGTTTTACAATAACAGTAGCATCACTTGGTGCTGAAAACACGTTTATTGTGCCTGTAGAGTTTAAATTTATTCCTTGATTCTTGTATCTAATTGTCATGATATAAACCAGGTAAATGTATCTTGTTCATTTTTTAATTCTTGTTGATAAGAAGTGTTTAACTTATCTTGCATCGTTCGTAAAGACTGATTTATCTGTCTTTGATTTTCCGTAGTATATTCAGGACTAGGTTCAGGAATTACTATATCTACTCTAGCCATTTAATATCCTGAGTGTAATCCACCTATTCCAGATGTTTGTCTAGCTTGTCTAGGTGCAGGTGCTGAAGGTGCAGGTTCAGGAGTAGGGCCTCCTCCTCTGTAAATATCTTGAGCACTTGGTTGCATATTTAAAGTTTTAATAGGAACTGTTTGTATATCGCCTTGAGTATCATTGTTTGTATTTGTTCTGATAGCATTTTTTTGTGCTCTCTTATTAGTTAAGTAATCCGATATACTTAATGATCTACCTGAAAGAGCAGAAGCTATTGCTAAAGGTGCAAACGTATTTGTACCTAAACCTAACAGATCTATTATACCTTTTGATTGAGCATAATTTAAACCTATTTTTTTTCCTGCGTATTCAAGTGCTTTATTTTTAGCAATATTCTTAGCAATATCTTTTAAACTTGATACAGAAGGTATTGTTGATTGTTGGTCTTCAATTAAAGGAGCTATACCTTGCGGTTCTAAAGTATTAGACGGCTTGTAATTTGCAAAATTATCTTGTCCTTGTATACCTGCTAATTGTGCTTGTATTGCTGCTTCTATTGGATCCATTATCCCCTCATTCCATCTGGTTGTACATCTGCTCTAAAAGTTCCAAATCTCCAATTTTCATCAGTAGTTGTGTTTGCAATTTTTAAACTAGCAAATCTAGCTCTTGCTCTTGTATCAACTTTTTGTGTTGATGACGTAACTGTAAATGGTCCTAACGGAGATGATACTTCAGTGTCGCTTGGAAAGTCTCTCAATAAAATAGTTATTGTAGCATTTCCTTGAAGTGTTTTAAAATCAGGAACAAATCTTCTCATACTCATAAATACTTGAGCATTGCCTTCTATGTTTAAACTAAAATCTCCAGATTCAATAAAAGCTGGTATAGCAGTTTTATTACCAGCAGTGTCTACTTCATTAACACCTTTTTCATGTTCAAAATATTTTGTAGATCCATTAATATTTGTAACACCTTGAACTGTAGGAAAAGTAGGTAATCCTGTAGAGTTAAACTCTGTAGCATATGGATTCTCATATAAATTTGCATCTACCCAAGTAGTTCTTGATAAAGATCCTGTTGTCCATGTTCGATCTTGGTAATTATAACAAACATATCTATCGTTGAAATCTGAAGAAGCTTTAGGATAATACCAACATATTTCTTCATACAAATGATTTAAGCCAACATACACTGCTTCACCAGCAAAGTAATTAACTCCTAAATTACTTCCATTTTTAGTTGTGAATACAAAATCTTCTACGGCACAAGGTAGTGATTTAACAGTACCATCGTAAACAAAAAAACCACCTGACTCTCCCATCCAATAAACTATACCATTAACGTATTTCATAGCGTGTTGCCCAATACATCCACAATTTGAACCAACTTGTCTTACAGAAAAAGTAAACGGAGGTCCTACAAATTGCATAACATAAGCAGCATTATCTGTTAAAATAAAAGTATAATCTTTACCTTTGACTGCACCAACTATTTTAGTTCCTGAGTCAAGTCTAAAAGTTCCTGCTGTGTTTACTGATGTAGGTGTATAATCATTAATATTTTCTTGATCAGAAAATCTAATAAACATTTTATCTTGTGTTGATTCATCACCTATAGTTGTTTCTGTACCCATCATTATTAAGTGTCTGTCTCTATCAGAAACTAATGACATTACAGATCTTGTAGGAGCATTTGTTACTAAGGCTGCCCTTGTGTTTAGTGCATTTGCATTTGAATTAATAGGATTCCATGAAAAAGATTTACCATTTTTTATAGTTGCAATAAGAACCTCTCCAAAATTATCTAATGACCATGAAGCAGGATCAGTTGTTAAAGTTTGTGATAAAGACTCTATGCCCCAACCTGTAAAAACTTCAACTCCTGCACCAGTTGAATGTGCCGATTGAGTCCCTGCTGCATTTCTAGTTATTCCTGTTAAATCGTTTGTTGAAATTCCTGTATATGAAATAAATTCTGCACCAACTTTAATTGTTCCTGTTGCTGGAAATCCTGTCGTAGATGATAAAGTTACAGATGTTCCAGATCCTCCGGTACCTGCACTGTCATTTAACAGAGCACCATTTAATGTACTGAATACTTGTTGTCCACCGCCCCAAAGTCCTGTACCCCAACCAAATCCAAATGTT